TCATCACGGATTTGATCTGTCAAGCTCTGCACTTGCGTAAGATCACCGCCCACGCTTTCAAGCGTCATCTCGATGATCTGCGTACGCAATGCCTCTTGCGTAGCTTCATTGGCTGCAATAAACTGCCTGACCAAATCGGCTATGTTGATTGCATCCTCTGGAGCTTTTACCATTTTGTTGACGCCAACAAAATGATCCGCTTTTACCTGCTTCATGACTGCACGCTCTACGCGCTTCATTACTTCCGCAACATCGGCCTGCGTAGCTTCCGCAGCTTTGAGGATAACATCTTCCTGCTTCTGCCAGTATTTAACCGCCTCCGGCTCGTGCCACTTTACCTTGCGGCCCTCTACGCTTTCGATTGGGTCTGCGTTGGTTTCTACCGCTTGCTTTGCCTCTGGCTCTGGAGCAGTAAACGCACCAAAGCCGCCTGCTGGCTGCTGCTCGTAAGCGAATACATCGCCGTTCTCTACATCTTCGTACTTAAGCGTTGCGCGTGCTTCGTTAAGCGTGATGATATTCGCCGTGAACTGCTGCAATGTCTGCGCTTCTATCGTTGCCGCGTCTGGTTGTAGCGCTTGCACCTCTGACGTATCAAAAGCAAGCTGAACATCTGGGAATTCCTTACGGAGTCCCGATTCCAGTTGCTCTTCAAGCGCATTCCAGAACGGTACGCGCGTTAAAGTGGTATATTCTTGGTAGGCACTAGCAAGGTTGTTGTATGTGCTACGTGCAAGCCCCGCACTTGTCAATACAACGGCTGGATGGATGCGGAATGCGCCGCAGATCGCCGTTTCCAGTTCCTGCGTTGTCTCAATCGCTTGCAGCTTCTGGGCATCCAAGCCCATCTGCTGGTAGCTCATACCATTGCCTAGCACGATCGCATCTGTGCGGTCTTTGCCGTTGGCATCCTTGCGTTTACGCAATTGCGCCCGCAAAGATTCGACCTGTGAAATAGGAACATCGCCCGGTGCAGACAAGATACCGCTAGGGATAGCATTAGAAGCTACAAGCGAATAGATCGTAGCTTGCAGCTCGTTGTATGTGTTAATCTTGTCCCATGCCACGCTGATAGGGCTTACACCCTTGTGCATATTGACCGGATCGCGGTACGCTGGATTCTGGATATGGATAACATCATCAGCGGGCCAGTCCTGCGTTATGTTGCCTGACTGGTAGCGGTAAGCGTAGACCCATCCCAGATCGTTAAGAAGCGGCGCAACGTGAGCATCCGAGTATGGATACAGCTCAACGATGTTACCCATTGCCGAGCGTACCTTCACGATATAGGCATTGCCGCCGATTGCTAGGTATGTCCACACGATCTGCCAGAATTCAGCTTGGCCCATACGTGGGTTTGGCTTGCGGAACAGCAGACTGACGGGGTGATTACGATTGATCGTACCATCGTCGTACATAGCAGCCAAAGGCGGCTCATTGAGCGTAGATGCGTAAACACCGACGCAAGCCGCTACGACAGGGTTGCGATTGAATCCATGTTCTACGTTGGCAAGGTAACCAGCTTTTGAGGGATAGCCAATTCGCCCACCGACTTGCGTGCCGTTTGGGCTTGGTAGTGCTTGATTGTTACGACCAAAGAGCTTTTGGAAGTAATCGGCTATTGCCACTATATCTCGTAAACGTAAGTGTTTGATTCGTGTCCGTTTACAGCGTAGATGAGAGCATCGACCATATCGTCGGGCTTCCCATCTTTGCCGTCGAACATAAGCAGTTGCTCGGTAAATTCCAAAGGTACGCTATTCACATGTTTGATGTACCCGTGCTCATACTTGCCCGCGATGGGTAGGAAGCGGGTGAGCTTATTGCGACCGCGTGGATTGACACCCTGAATGTTCAGCATGGTTTCGGCTCGGAGCTGCTGTACCATCACTTCTTGATACGCCACGTTCTCCACGCACACGCGCACCGCATTCCAATTGTACGCAGTCTGCTTGATCTTATCTTTAGTCTCGTTAAATGACCACTTGCCGAACACCACGTCAGCGACATAATACGTCGTCCCACGCTTGCCCACCACCACGATAGCGCGATCGTCTGCGTTGGACTTCATGCCTACCGCCAAGTCTACGCCAATCACGTAGGTTATGTCATCTTCTGGAAGCAGAGCGTATTGCAGCCACTCCTTACGCATGATGCGCCCCATTGGCCCGATGAATTCCCCTTCCAGTTCCTGCCGCGCAAACTCGCTCGTATACGTTTCTTCGAGCGTCCTGACGTATTCAGGCGGTAGGTGGACATTGTCCCTTGTCTTTGCCTGCGCTACAAAGTATTCTGGATTGCCTTCCGTCCACTTACGGTAGAAGCGCTCATATACCCAGTTGGTATCTCCATTAGGGGATGTGGTAAGCCAGCAAGCGGTAGGATCGCGGCGAATACGACCAAGCATAACGTCCCACGTTGCGCCGTCCATATAGTCCGCTTCATCTAGGTAGAACCAGTTGAGGTTAGGGCCTCGGAGTGAATCGGGCTTGTCTGCTGATCTCCAGAACACGGTAGTACCGTTGCGTAGTACGGTTACGCCTTCGCTCTTGTTATGGCTCTCGACCGCTTGCCCAAACTTCTCAAAGAACGTGAGCAGCGTAGCATCCCGCAGCATCGGATAGGTAGGGGCTATGACCGTGCCAAATGTCCCTGACGGCTGCCGTAGTATCTCAAGACATCCTGCTAACGTCTTGCCGCTACCGATACCACCCACGAAAAGCCGATGCCGTGCTCTACTGTTCCAGAAGGCCGTCTGCGCTGGCAATGGTGTTGTTACTTGTATCATCTGCTTCTAGTGGTATGGTATTCGGTTTCGGGCCAATAACGATGTTAAACTCTTGCCGCTCATTGGTTTGGTGCATCTTCTGGGACATACCTAGTCGATGCTCTGCAAGGCGCAACAATACCGCACCGTTGCGTTTCCTGTTGCCGTTCTGATCTGGTACGCCTATTACGCCTTCTTCCCATAGGGCAGCGTAAAGTTCAATATCGCCGTTTGCCTTTGCCTGCGATATAAGCTCTGCGTAGCGCCTGCGTATCGTCTCGCCAGATACTAGGGGCTTGCCGTCTGCATCCTTGCCGAGTGCTCTTGCAATAGCTTCAAAGCCAGCCCCCTTCGTCGCAGCTTCCCATATCTTCTCTTCGTCGAGTTCTAACTTTTTACGGCCCATTATGAGGTCTGCATAACTAGTTTGTAAAATTCCACATTACTCACTCTATCTCTTCAACTTGCACGGTAAAGTTAATATCTAGCAGCGTTTCCATGCGCTCGACATATTCACGGAAGTTAGCATCCGTCTCAATCTGATTGCGCATGTTACGCAGCGCGTGGATAACTGACGAATGGTGCTTGTTAAATAGCCGCGCTATCAAGGAATTAGATAGCCGGTACTTCGTGAATAAGAAGTACATAAGCAGGTATCGGCATTCTACGACCCAATGAAATCGGGATTGCGCTACAAGCTGCTCCCATGTGCAGTTATAGAGCTTGCAGAATTGGTCTATAAGGTTTAGGATAGCTGGGTTTTGCGTGTTTGGTCTCATGGTATGTTTTTGTTTGATGATTTTTAATGCTCTTCTAGTGTCTGTTATGTGTGAAGGGATCATGTGTCTATTGAGTGCTATGCACAAATAATCCTGCATCGCGCGCTTGCCTACCTCTGGAAATAGGTCGGGCTGCTTAAGAGCCCACGTTACGAACCGTGAGCGGTGCACGTCAAAGTATTTTAGGATGGTGTCGGACATTGCGAGCACCTCATTTAGCTTTCTATACCGCCTCATATTTACCCTCCGTGTTGTTTTTGAGTTGTTAAGTAATGCTTAATAGTTGTTTGCAGGTCGTTTCCAGCCCCGTAGACGCGTTTTTATTCGTTGTTTGATACTTTGGACGCTCTAGGATGTTCAAACGCTTGTAATCCGACCTCTTAATTCATCCAACCACGGCAAACCTTCAAACTTGATGCCCTTTTTATGCTCGACCTTTATCATCTCCATTGCTACCTTTTCGAGCTCGTACGGTGACGGTGGTATCTGATACCCGTACTTTTGGCTTTGGTCTACGTCTTGCAAATGCTGTGGGTCTATTTTAGCCTCGATTTTGCCGCGCCTGAATCCTTTGTCGTATGCTACGGCTCGGATGTTCTCTAGATCGTGCTTTGTGATTACGAAGTACTCACCACCTTTTTGCTTTGCTTCTGCTGCTTTAACCTCCTCATCATCTGGGTAGAAGTCAGCAATGTCGATTATTACATTTGCGCCACGGAAGGTAAAATCTTTGTAAAGCAGCACTAGCTCGGCTTTTTTAGCAATATCGTGAATATACTGGCGATCATGTAGTTCCTGAAGTATCGCCTTGGCTCGTACCGGTTCCAATTGCAAGCCCCGTAGGTTGTCCAATTTGACTAATAACCTTGTGAACCATTCCGTCCGTGCCCGATCTTTGTCTGACTGACTCAACGGCGATGTTTGCGAGCTGTTCGTAATAGGTCTCTCTATCTGTCCGTTCCCTGTCGCCGCGTTTAGGTTGTGCATTTGCTGCTCCTTGTGATTGTTTGTACTTCGCTTCGTTTCTAATCCAGTTGCGTGCTGCTGATTGCCAGTTCTTCATTGGGTTCTTACCTACACGCCATCCGTTAGATGTGTAATAGTCGAAATAGGGCTGTGCTAGGTCATGGCGGAATTGAGAAGTAAAGAATGCCTCAACTTCCTCGAAACTTGGTGGCGTGAATGCGCGCGAGCGCATACTCACACTATCTATTTGTTCTATATTCTTACCTTCTTTACTTCTTAACTTCTTATGATAGTGCCCTTGCTGTGCCCTTGCTGTGCCCTCCGTGTGCCCCTCTGTCAATTGCTGTTCTTGTAAGTCGTTATAATTCAAAACGATAAAGTGTGTCGTTGCTGTGCCCTTTTTTGGCAAAATCATTGCGTCAACTTCAGCATGCTTTAGGAAGTTGCGTACACTTTTCTCGCTTGTGTGCGATTGCTGTGCTAGCGTTCTTATGCTTGTGAGTATCTCGCCGCGCTCAACAATAACCAGTTTACCATGCACTAAAACTTTTGATTGCTTCCAGTTTGTGCCCCATAGAATAGCTAGCCAAATGTTGGTATAATTTGGGTTCTTATAGACCCAATGATCCTGCATCTTGCGGTAGAGCTTGATCCACGATTTATCCATAGCAAAATAAGCTACCCCTAGCTCATGCTGTTCTGCTACGGTCAAATCTAAACCGCCGGTGGCCTCTCGACCATCGGGAACTTCAAAAGCTAGGGGTGTATTTTCTTGATTCATATGACTTGGTTTTAGCATTAGCAATCTATGGCACTTACGCCATAATTGGATGATATTTCTCTGTGCGCGTTATCAACGTGTCAGAGCTTACGCAGCCATACTTGCCAGTTCTTTGCTAGCAGCTCATATTCGCCGTCGTGTACCTCTAGGAACGTGTCAATCCCCTGCTTTGGATTGTATGCCGGGCCTTTGCCTGCATCCCATTCGTAATCGTCAAATGCCAAGATACCGCCCTGCTTAAGATACTTCCATCCCTTTGCACCGTCTTTCCAGACCTGATCTGCGGTATGATCGCCATCGATGTAGACAAAGTCAAACTGATTGCGATCTAGCATGTTCGCGTAGCTATCGAAGAACCTATCTGACGTCATACGGAAGTATCGGCACTTCATGTATGCCCGCAGCCCGATCCTGTCTAGATATGTGTCAAAAACATCTACCCAGTCAAACAGCTCGTGCTC